ATGAATCAGGATGTAAAATTCCTGACAGAAAAAAAAGAAGACGGTACAAAATCTGTTTACATCGAAGGTATCTTCATGCAAGCAGAGAAGCCAAACCGCAATGGGCGCATTTATGGTAGAGGTATTATGGAACGTGAAGTTCAAAAATACCAAGAACTAATTAATGAAAAGCGTTCATTAGGCGAACTAGGGCATCCTCCTAATCCTTCTATTAATCTTAACCAGGTATCACATATGATTACCGGTCTTAAGTTTGAAGGTAATGACATCTACGGTAAAGCTAAAATCTTAGATACCCCAATGGGTAAGATTGCTAAAAACTTTATCGAAGAAGGTGTTAGACTAGGTGTATCTTCTAGAGGTTTAGGATCTGTTAAGTTAAACAAAGAAGGGGTAAATGAAGTTCAAGATGATTTTCATTTAGCTACTGTTGATATTGTTGCTGACCCTTCCGCTCCTGATGCCTTCGTGCAAGGTATTATGGAATCAGCTGATTGGATTCTAGAAAACGGTGTTTGGAAAGCAGTTCAGATTGAACAAGCACAAAATACCATTAGGAAGGCATCTAAAGCAGACCTAAATAAAGTGAAATTACAAATATTTGAACAGTTCTTACGAACTATCAAGTAATTAATTTATATAAATATAAACGTTAAACATACTCTTAGGAGACCAAGATGTCAGTAGAGAACAAAATTAAGCAGTTGCTAAGCCGTGCAAACGGAACTGAGCAATTGACTGAAGCAACACTTGAAGAAGCTTCAGAGACAGTAGTTGCAGATGGTAAGCCCACTGTTAACACAGCGAAAGATAATTCGAAAGCCGGTCAAGGCTCTGGTCAAGGTGACACATCTATGCCCAGACAAGGTTCATCGAAAGATGCAGACATGGAAGAGGTAATGGATGCTACTGGTAAAAACAGTGCAGCAGCTAAAGCTTCTAAAGAAGTCAATCCTTTGCCCATGAAGGGCGATGCTAAGTCTGTAAAGACTCAAGCAAATGAGGAATCAGAAGATGAAGGCGAGACAATTACTGATGCAGAGACTGTTGATATTAAATCTCAATTAGACTCAATCTTTGGTGAAGATCTTTCCGAAGAATTCAGAACAAAAGCTACTTCTATTTTCGAAGCCGCCGTTATCGCTCGTGTTAACAACGAGATGGAGAAGGTTACTTCTAAGTTAGAAGAGCAAACAGCTACTCAACTAGTAGAGTTTAAAGAAACTCTCGTTGAGAAGGTTGATGGTTATTTGAACTATGTTGTAGAACAGTACATGGAAGAAAACAAGTTGGCTGTAGAGTCCGGCTTGAGAACTGAGATTGCTGAAGACTTTATCCAAGGCATGAAGACATTGTTCAAAGAGCACTTTATCGAAGTGCCAGAAGAAAAATACGACGTTCTAGATGAATTGCAAGCCAAGTCAGAAGGCTTACAATCAGAATTAGATGAGTCTATTACACGAAGCATTGAGCTAGCTAAGGAATTGAATGCCCTTAAAGCATCCACTATCCTTGACGAGCAAACAAAAGATCTTGCCGCAACTGAGGCTGAAAAGCTGAAAAAATTAGTTGAGGGTGTAGACTTTGATTCTGAGGATCTGTATCGCGAGAAAGTATCTGTTATCAAGGAAAATTATTTCCCTAAGACACCTAAGCAATCTCCAGAAAAGATGCTCGTTGAAGAAAGTGGTACCAACCCTACTGCCTTCATCGATACCAATAGCATGATGTCGAGATACGTAGATACTTTATCTAGAAGTATCAAGACACGTTAAACTATAAATATATAACAATTCCCAACTAAAGGAGAACAGGTAATGTACCTATCAGAAAATATTCAAAAGAAGTGGAGTGCAATTCTTGAGCACGCCGATCTTCCCGAGATCAAAGACAACTATAAGAAGACTGTTACAGCCATTCTTTTAGAGAACCAAGAAAAGGCTCTTGCAGAAGAGCGCCAGATGCTAAACGAGTTGGCTCCTGCTAACAGTATTGGCGACGGCACTACTGGTGTTGCTAAGTATGACCCGATCATGATCGGTCTTGTACGCCGTGCAATGCCTAACTTGATGGCTTATGACATCTGCGGCGTTCAGCCTATGACTGGCCCAACAGGCTTGATCTTCGCTATGCGTTCCGTATACGGTAACACACGTACTGTTGCAAACGGTACTGAAGCGTTGTTCAACGAAGCTGATACAGACTTCTCGTCTTCAAGCTTTACATCTGCACTCGCTGCTGATGGTACACCATTGAACGGCACACACGCTGGTTCAGATCCAGTTGCTGCTTCCGGTTACACAACTGGTCGTGGTATGTCTACAACACAAGCTGAAGCCTTGGGTGATTCTTCATCTAATGCCTTTGGTCAAATGGGCTTCTCAATTGACAAGACTACAGTAACTGCTCAGTCACGTGCTCTGAAAGCTGAATACACTCTTGAACTTGCTCAAGACTTGAAAGCTGTTCACGGTCTGGATGCTGAATCCGAATTGTCCAACATTCTTTCTCAAGAAATTATGTTTGAAATTAACCGCGAAGTTGTTCGTACAATCTATACAGTTGCTAAGCCAGGTTCGCCTGCTACTGCTACTGCCGGTACATTCAACCTAGACGTTGACTCTAACGGTCGTTGGTCTGTTGAGCGTTTCAAAGGTCTATTGTTTAACATCGAACGTGATGCTAACCACATTGGTCAAGACACTCGTCGCGGTAAAGGTAACTTCATTGTTTGCTCTGCTGACGTAGCTTCCGCATTGGCCATGGCCGGTGTGTTGGATTACACTCCTGCATTGTCTACAAACTTGAACGTTGATGACACTGGTAACACATTCGCTGGTGTGTTGAATGGTCGATTCAAAGTTTATGTTGATCCATATTCTGCCAACCTCGGTTCTGCTAACCAGTTCTACGTTGTTGGTTACAAAGGTACTTCACCTTATGACGCAGGTATTTTCTACTGCCCTTACGTTCCATTGCAAATGGTTCGCGCAGTTGATCCTAACAGCTTCCAGCCAAAAATCGGCTTCAAGACTCGTTACGGTATGATTGCTAACCCATACGTTACAACTACTGCTTCTGGCGCTGCTGATGCATCGACCTTTACAGCTAACCGTAACCAATACTATCGTCGTACCAAGGTTACTAACTTGATGTAATCTAAAGCCGTCGATAAGAACGGATCCCGGAAACGGGTTAAAAGGGAGCCTAAACAGCTCCCTTTTTTTCGTTATAAATATTGTAAAGGAAACAATAATGTTTACAGCAAATCTTTCAACAGTATTAAACGAAGTTAGTAGCATAACGACAACACCGGTTACTAACTTTCTTAGACCGAACGCTTTTAGGTTTTTAATTAAGAATTTACCAAGCGTGGCATTTACATGTCAGTCGGCTAATCTCCCTTCGTTGACATTAGGGTTTACAACTCAACCGACACCGTTTCTTGATATACCTCATGTGGGAGACAAGAATCTATTTGGTGATTTTACAATTCGGTTTTTAATTACCGAAGATATGTCAAATTACATTGAATTATACGAATGGTTAGTTGCACTTGGCTTTCCAAACGACTATAATCAATATAGAAATTTTACTGGTGAACGGTTAAATAGGTTTCCTTTTGTTAAAGATGCTCGTGGAGCCCCGATGGCGGTAGCTTACTCAGATGCGACTTTAACTATATTGGATAGTAATAATGTACCGAAGACGAATATTAATTTTAGAGATGTTTTTCCTGTTTCAGTAGAAGCTCTTGATTTTGAAATTACTTCTTCTTCGGTTGATTATTTTGTTGGTATCGCTTCTTTTAAATATAAACTATTTGATATTGAAGTATTATAATTCTTTTTTTGGAGCTAAATTATGGCAACTAAGCAAGTTCAACTTTCTGTTGAAGAGATTCGTAAAAATAAATTCTTTATCGCTACCCCCTGCTACGGTGGTCAGCTAAACGAACCTTACTTCCGTTCAGTCATCAAGATGATGACGTTCTTTAACGGTCATCAAATCCCTCTCGCCTTTGGTACTATTGCTAACGAATCCTTAGTTACACGTGCGCGTAATGTATTGGTAGCATATTTTCTTGCATCTGATTATACACACCTTATGTTTATCGATGCCGATATTGAGTTCCAGACAGAAGATATCTTGAAGCTTTATGCTCACAAGAAGGACGTAGTGGTTGGTGCGTATCCTAAGAAGGGTGTTGCATGGGATAAGATTAGAGCTAATTTAACTGATCCTGCTAATAAAGAAAAAGAACTATCTGATCGTGATATGGCATCCTTTGGTTCAGACTACGCTATTAACTTTAAGTTTGTTGATAAAGAGACTAAGACTATTGGCGTTGAAAACGGTTTGATTAAACTACATGATGCTGGTACCGGGTTCATGATGATTAGCCGTGAAGCTATTCTTAAGATGATTAAAGCCTATCCTGAACTTAAGTATAACAACGATGTTAATATTAATAATGCCGATCTTAAAGATCACTTCTATGCATTGTTCGATACTATGATTGATCCTGTTGATCGTCGTTACCTATCAGAAGACTATACGTTCTGCCGTCGCTGGCAAGAAATCGGTGGTGATGTTTGGCTTGATCCTTCTATCTCTCTTAACCATTACGGTCATTTCTGCTTCCAAGGCAATCCAGAAGCTATCATTAGCTTTGGTCCTAAACCAGAAGAAAAAAGAGAAGAAGTACTTACAATCGATCTACCTGAATAAAGTTAAAATAACTATATTATGAAATTGAGTGAATTGACAGATGAGTGGTCTAAGGACGCTCCTATTAATGAGACAAACCTAGGGCACGAAGCTGCCCGGGTTCCTATTCTTCACTCCAAATATATCACTGTAATGTCCACTACTAAGCTTCAACTCCGCAAGGCGGAGTCAGAGTATCTTAACACCAGACGTATGAAATACAAATACTTCAGGGGTGAGATGACTAAGCAGGAATTAGAGGATGAGGGTTGGTCTCAATACCAAGGTAATAAACCATTGAAGAATGAAATGGATGAATTACTTGAATGTGATAATAAGTTGATTGAGCTACAAGATAAGATAGAGTATTTTAAAACTACTATCTATACGCTAGAGCAAATAATCAGATCGCTTAACTCTCGTACTTGGGATATTAAATCCGGTATTGAGTGGGCTAAGTTTACTAACGGTATGATGTAATGGCCGATATAGCAATCAAAAAGAAAAATGAAGTATACTTAACAATACAAACAGATCCCTCTATTGCGCAGGAACTGGTAGACCACTTTTCTTTTGATGCCCCTGGTGCTAAGTTTCATCCCCTATTTCGTAATAAGATATGGGATGGAAAGATTAGACTCTTTTCTATGTTTACAAAAGAGTTGTATGTTGGCTTACTTAGTTACCTGGAACACTTTGCAGAAGTTAATAACTATAAAATAGATTACGAACAGTATCATACACAGGCTGATGCTGTAACTCCTGAGATCGTAAAGGAGTTTGTTGAAGGTCTTAATCTCAGTCTACCAGAAGGTGCAAGTATAAGAGATTACCAATTAGACGCTATCTATCGAGCAATTACAGATGCACGTAGGCTTCTTTTATCTCCTACTGGTTCTGGTAAGTCATTAATAATCTATTGTCTGCTTAGATGGAATGAACGCTTTAGTCGCAATCAACTTATCCTTGTACCTACTACATCTTTAGTAGAACAGATGTATGCAGACTTCCAGTCTTACTCACAAAATAATGGATGGAAGTCATCAGAAAACTGTTCGCGTATATACTCGGGTCATTCTAAAGAAAACCTCTTACCAATAGTAATTTCTACTTGGCAATCTATTTACGAGTTACCTAAGAAGTTCTTTGAGAACTATCAGGTAGTGTATGGAGATGAGGCGCATACATTTAAAGCTAAATCGCTAACCGGCATCATGCATAAGATGGTCAATACACCTTATCGTATTGGTACTACAGGTACGTTAGATGGTACTAAGACTCATAAGTTAGTACTTGAAGGTCTATTTGGTTCTGTATACAAGGTAACCTCAACCAAGCAGTTAATGGATAATGATCAGCTTGCTGAGTTAAAGATCTTCGGTCTGGTACTTCAGTACCCTGATGATGTTAAGAAGGCTTGTAAAGATAATAAGTACCCCGATGAGATGACTTTTCTTTGCGGGTATGAGCCTAGAAATAAATTTATTCGTAATCTTGCTCTTAGCCAAACAGGTAACTCATTGGTCTTATTTCAGTATGT